TTACTTCCCGCTTGTAAAGCAATTTTTGCTAGACTAAACCAAGCCATATTAGTACGCTTTTGATTTTCTTTTCTTTTCTGGCATTACAGCACCTTGACCTTGAACTTCTAATTCAGGTCCGCCTGTACCAATGTAGTTAAAAGCACCGTCAGCAGTTGTTTTAGATCTTGGATCTACTTCAATCTGTTGTTCGCCTACTTTAACTTCTTTAATTTTATCAAGTTTTTCCATTTTTAACTCCTTAGTTTATTTTTTAACCTATTTTTATAGATTAGTCATCACTTTTTCTAACAATAGATACGTTAGGTATCATATCCTTAGCATTTGGTAATGTTTTTGAAAGAATAGTCTTCTCAATTGAAGTATCAGCTCTTAATTTTGCTAATTCTTCGTTTTGATCCATCTTATCTTCTGTGTTTTGTTGGTTCATCATCGCTCTCATCTTATCAAGATTGATTCTTTCATCACCTTCTCTCTCTTTTCGCATGTTTTCTTGTGCTCTAAGATCTAATTCTCTTGCTCTTAACTTAGCAATTGGATCATTATCAAATTGTGAAGTGATTTTCTTCTCTTCTTCCATGAAATCGTTCATCATTTCTGCAATCAACACAGCTTTTCTTGCATCGATCTTCTGTTGCATCATCATAGCTTGTTGTTGAAGCTGTGGATTCTGTTGTGCCATCTGCATCATCTGTTGTAATTGAACTAATTCCTGTCTGAATTCTATTTCAACCTGTTCTTGAGCCATTAAAGAGATATGTTCAAATATATTTTTCTCTAACAACGCCATAACCGCTGGATTATTTCTAGCCATATTAGTTGCCATAAAATTTAAGTGAGCTGTAATGTGTGCTCTATGATCTTGACCAGGAAAAGCTTGAAATTGTTTTCCTGCTAGAGCATCAATGTGTTCTAACGCCGGATCTTTTGGTGTTGGTGGCATAGGTTTAACTAAAACTGAATCTATATTTTTTACACCCAACGCTTCATACATATTTCTATACGCTGAATACATATTGTGCATTTGAGGATTAGACGTAGCCAATTGCAGTTCCGTCTGAGCGAGGGAAATACGCTGTGTCTGTGAGAAAATATTTGGATCTGCAACTGGCAATATATCCACTCGGTCATCAAAGTCAGTTTGTTTTATCATTCTTTGACCACCGACTACGTCGTAAGGATATTCCCGAGGCAAGTATAATTTAAATACTCTTGCCATTAATTTAAATTCTTGTTTTAGAGCTGCATAAATTCTTTTGTGAATGGCAGACATAGTTCTGCTGCCTCTTTCTAACAAAGCTACTGTCGTACCCACTGCCGCTTGTTGATTACCCTCACCTACTTGCAAGTCTGCTATTGAAGCGAATCTTTGACCTGCCTGTACTACGACGCCCATAAGTCCTAAAAGTGTTTGTGATGGTTCCTTGAAAGGAAGCATCATAAATGAATCTCTTAAATTACCTCCAGGCGCGTCTACATCTCTAAACTCTCCTGGTTGAATACTTTGTGCATCGTCCCTAATTCTAATACCACGCATTTTAAAACCAGCGGGTAAGTTAGATAGGGTTCCGGCATCTAGCAACTGTCGTAATGCAGCTGTAGCTGTTCTTGATAATCCACCAATCATATGAATTAAACCAAAACCATAAAAGCCAAGTCCTGGTAAAAATTTGAAATGTACAAAATATTGAACTTTACTTTTTGTAGCATCTCCTACTTCATAATTTCTTTTGATTGATAAAATCTCTCTCGAGTGTTCTTCGATTGTTACAATATACGGAAGTTTAATTCCTGTAGGCTCACCATCTTCTGGATTAATATCCTGGTAACCTTCTAGATCTAAATTAACGTGACACTCCAATAAAGTAAAAATATCTTCATCTCTTGATTTAGATGTTCCTTCTAATTCTCTCTCTTTTCTTTGAACATCTGTTTCGTTAGTGGGTCCAGGTTTAAGTTCAATGTCTTTATAAAAACCTGCTACTTGTTGTTTTCTTAATTCATTCTCTGAAACTTTTACAACATGGATGATGGCCTCCGCATCGTCTAATGAGGTAGCCGTATACGGAACAACCAAGTCATCTGCTGGAACAAATTTAGAAACTGCTCTTTGTTCTGTTTCATCGTAATAAACTTTTTTAAAAGCAGAACCTGCTAAAGGTAAATGAAATAACATTGAATCAAATTCAGGTTCATATTCTTTCATCTGATCCATGATTTGATAGTTCATAAAATCTTTTACACGTTGTGCTTGTTGAACTTTATCTGGAGTTTGTAATCCTAGTAATTGAGTTCTAACAGGACCATCACTAGGTAATAATTCTTTGTAAGCTAATGCTTGAAATTGTGTAACCGCTTCTGCAAGTACAGGATGAGTTGCACCACTTGCACCTTGAAAAGGTTCTGTTCTTTGATCGTATTTAAATCCTAATAAATCTAAACCTTCTCTATAAGCTCTTTCCCATTCTTTTCTAGAACTTCTATATTCTTGATAATTTTGAGTAAGTGTAGAACCTAATCTTCCTAATACATCATCAGGTAAATGTTCTGCTAAATTATCGTAATGATTTTGTTCTCCTTCAATCGAAGCAATTGCAGGATCATAATTAATATCTACCGAACCGTCTTCGTTCTCTGTAACTTCTATCGGTTCACCTTTTTCATTAAGCTTTTGCTCTTCTTCTTGTTGAGCTAACTCTATCTCTTCAGGTGATGGAATTTTTATTTCCTGCTCTACGTTTGGTAGAGACTTGTCTATGTCTGCCATTTATTTTCTCCGTTGGTACTTGTTTAACAGTATTATAGGATAAACTCAAGCCCTGAGGCATGGGTCCTGATTTAGGGGGTATAGTCCTAGTTAATTTCTTCATCTAGACCAAAGTCAGGTTTTGAAGCTGCTTTGTATTTTAATTTTTGTTTTTCTAATCTTGGGGCTAATACCGTTTTTTCAAATTGCTCTGCAGCTGATAAGGCTAGTTTCTCTCTCTCCGTTAATTCAGGCATTTTCATACCTTCTCTTATTTTACCTACTCCTGCTTGTTTCATCTGAGCAGAGAATAAATCTTCTTTTAACCCAAATCGGTCTACGTAATCTGCTCTCTCTTGTGCGTCTTTAACCGGGAGTCCGGCTCCAAGGGTCACAGCGTTTAATAAGACTTCTTTTGCTGTTCTTCCTTCTCCAAAATCTAAAGGTGCTAGTAAAGATCCTATACCAGATTCTGCTGCTATTAATTTAGCAATAGGTTTTGCTCCTGTTGCAATTTGTCTTGCGTATTGACCAAAAGTTTTTTTAGAATCTAAAGTTTCCTGAGGCTTGGTAATAGGTAAGGTGTATTCTTTTTCATCAATAAATTGATCGACTGTCATTCCCCATGTGCTTGGATCACCAAATTCGACCATAATTTAAAACCCTAAAATTTTTATTAAGCCACCTTTTGCCATTTCCGGCATATCAGGATCGTCATCTGCTTTCTTTAATTTTGTTCCTAGATCATCTTCTACTAAATCAAAAGAATCTTTCTCTAAAAATTCATTAGCTACTTTGTTAGCATTTTTTCCAGCTTCTTCACCTTCAAAAATTAAACCATCAAGTTTATCTAATTTATTTAAATCTCTTTTATAAACTTCATTGAACACATCTAATGGATTGATTGCTCTATCTGTTCGACCTAGTAAAGCATCTTTAATTCCTTGAGGTAAATTTAATCTATCATCATTTAATAAAATAAATCTTACTACACCTGCTCTATTCGCTTCTTCATCTGCACTGTATCTTTTTGCAGCTAGATCTCCTAGACTTTCTTCTTCTGTTCTATTTCTTTTATTAAGTTTAGCAATGTCTTCTTTTAGATTAGCAAAAGATTTCTCATCTGTTTGAGGAGCTTTTTGTTTTAAAGTCATAATACCTTCTTCATCTAATTTCTTACCTGTACCTATATCAATAACATCAGCTTGAGGTTTTGGTTTCTTTGCTTCTTCAACCGCTTTAATCATATTCTCTGAAACACCGGCTTGTTTCATCTTAGCTTGTTTAAGTCTTTGAGCATTTAATTCAAAGTTAGCAATCTCATCTGCATTTTTATTAGACATTGCATAAGGTCCATACTCAGCAATTTTATCTTCTATAAATTGTATTGTTTTAGGATCTTCAAAAGCTTCATCTGAATAAACTTTATAAGGACTAGCCCAATCCATCTTACGAGGTTTGGTTACATTGGATCTTGTGCCAATCATCTTTTGCACATAGCTCTTACCAAATAATTCTGTCAATAATTTTAACATTAGTAATACGTCCTTTTTCTTTGTGGCCTTTCCTCATCCTTGTGATCTTCTGGATGATCAATTAAACCACCTTGTCTAAACCTCATAACAGCTTGTGTCATAGAATCCACAAGGTCATCATGCTCACCATACGGGAAAGCAGCGCATTCTTCAATGACTTCTTTTGCAAACTCCATATGTGTGGGCGCCCATATCCTCCCTGATTCGAACAGTGGAGAGACTGCGTTAACTCTTGTATGTTTATCATTTCCTTTTGACGGTGTAAAGTTTAAAACAGGTATTCCCATTTTACGAAGTTCATACGTTAAAGGTAATCCTGATGCCTTTGATTCAATAACTACAGTTTCCGGATTCCAGTAGCCATATTGTTCAAGCGCGATTCTACGAAGCTCTGGAAATTCATATCGACCTTTTATCATATCAACTAATATTAATTGTGGACCTGAGTCTTCATCTTTTTGAAACACACCCCAAGTGGTAATGGCTGAAAAGTCAGCCGTTTGTTTTTTCATAAAAGCGGTATCGTAAGATTGAATGACGTGTTGAAGAGGAGGTAAATCTCCTTCCCAATCTTGCCACCATTCTCTTTTAATCAAAGCGCCTTCTTCTGATGTTGGGTTCTGCATATATTGTGCAGACCATTTTGTTGTTGGAATAGATGCTTTAACAGATTCTAAATCTTCAAGTTTCCAGAAGCCTGGCCATAGAGGCTGGCCACTTGGCATGATGGCTGGAAATTCTACGACCTCCCATTGATCTGCTCTAGGCTCCTTTTGAGCATGCATCAGGCGTCCGGTTAAATCTTTTTCATTCCATCTTGTCATTACAACCACAATTGCTCCACCAGGTTGAAGACGTTGTCTTGGTCCAGATGTATACCATTCATAAGTTCTATCTAAGGCTTGAGCATTCATTGCATCTTGTTCAGTATGTGGGTCATCAATAATTAATAGATCCGCACCCCTTCCAGTTATGGCAGATCCAACTCCAGCAGCGTAGTATTCACCGCCTTGTTCTGTTTCCCATTTACCTGCAGCTTGGGAGTCCGGATTTAATCTTGTTTGAAATACTTGTTTATATTCTGGCGAATCCATAAGTGATTTAGCTTTACGACCAAATCTTACAGATAGCTCAGTAGTGTTTGTTGATTGAATTATTTTAAGTTTAGGATTACGACCCACCATCCAGGCAGGTAAGAAATAAGATGCAAACTCAGACTTAGTATGCCTTGGAGGCATATTAATAATTAATCTTTTAATTTTGCCTTGAGCAAGTTTATTAAATTTATCAGCTACAATCTTATGATGGGACCCTTCAATAAAATCAGGCCACATGTGTTTAACAAAAGTCAAAAAATCAGTTTGGATTTTAGATTCTTTTTTCTTTTCACTGTACTTCAGAAAAGTTCTCATAAAGTCTTTCTGAACATCAGGTGGTAATTTTTTAATCTTTTCTAAGTCTATATTCATAAAGTTTCAAATTTTCGCAAAATTTTTAGGGATTAATTTTGAAAACCCAAAAACTATTTCAGGAGCTTATATATCTAAATCTTAGTAATATAGGGTATATCCTGGGACCCCTTACGGTCTATATGTAAATCAATATCTAATAAAAGTCAAAAAATCACAAGCAGCCTGGTACCTCTATTGAAGGGGCCAGGGCGCCCCGCAGGGGCGCCCTGGTTCATGATTGTTAGTCTAATAATGTCATATATGCTTTAGGATTAAGTCTACTAAACTTATCTAATTTCTTTTGCATTGTTTCGTAGTAGTCATCATTCTCTGTTTCTTGTGCAAGAATTTTATCTGTTTTAATTGCATTATACAAAATGTATTCCTGCTCAGTTAACATCTCTGATTGACCGCTGAATGGGTTAGTTGCTTTGTGTATTTTTTTTGTCATATATATCCTTTATAGTCCTATATTAATAATAAGTCAAGTAGCCCCGCAGGGGCGCGACCCATTATGGACACCTGGTTCCTGTACCTGGTATCTTGTATCTAGCCTATGGCATATACCAAAATAAAAACCAGGCCACGCCTAAAAGTCCTACTATATATTCTACCTCCATTTATTCCTCTGCTCTAGTTCCCATAACTTCTGGTCATAGTGTGCTACCATTGCTGTCGATACTACCCACAACAGTGCACCTGCTCCGCATAAAGTTAAACCTATAATTAATAATGTATTCATATTATCCTTTCTATTTATTTTTAATTATCCTATATTATCCTCTTGACAAAAGATTGTCAAGTGTTTATATAGTATTAGGAATAGGGAAACCTCGTAAGACGAAACTTCGGTTATCGGTCTAAGATAAGGTCGCCCTAGTCCTTTCGGGTCAAAGGCGTTGTTGTTGAAAACCAACAAAGTGCAACGCCCTTGAGCCCGGAGCCCTCCTTCACTTAGAGGTCCGTGTGTTGCAACACTTGAGAGGGTTCCGGGGTCAAGCTATTAGTGGTCCGGAGCATGCATCCGGTATCGTGAAGAGTTTGGCCACTTTAGAAAGATTCTAAGCCACAAGCAACAAGCCACAATTTGGCCATAGTTGTGAAGTACAAAGAATTTAGAAAGGATATATTATGAAAACAAGTGTAGCGTATGGCCAACATTAAAGATATTCCTGAAATAGAAATAATACATAATGCCTGGTGCCGTGAGAATGGCTACCCGGTTAAGAGTTACAAGCCACAAGCGGGAAGGCCCAAGCATCAAGCCACAAGCCACAAGCTTAATCGATTTGTGAAAGATCACCATAAGCCACAAGCTTCAAGCAACAAGCGTCAAGCCCCTGGGCACAAGGCTCAAGCTTCAAGCCACAAGCAGCAAGCTCCTGGATTTGTTTCCCCTCATAAAGTTTAATGGTCCCGGAAGAGAGGGCCTTTACTAGGATAAAGCTAGCATTGGGATGTTTTACATGAAACGCAATCTGGTGAGGACTGAATTTTATCTTGGTGTTGTCATTCTTAGTGACCTTCAACTCAACCGTAAAGAAGTAATGATTGGCATTATAAATTAATAGGTCCGGACAACCAAGAGAACTTAAATTTTCTATTCTAGTAAAGGATAATTTGCATTTGTTCTTAATGTTAAAAGCTTTAATTTCGTTCCAAAATTTGCTTTCTGGTTTCACTATTACAGCTTTCCAATAACCTTACCCATTCTAACTCTACTGGGTTTAATTGTGATGGCTAATCTATGTGTTTCTCTTACACCAAACAATTTGTTTTCTAATAAATTGATAGCTTCAATATCGTAAAACTCACCATTAGGAAGAATAACCTGCACTCTAGCATTCTGAGCAACAGGAGATTTTAAGAACTTGTCCAAAACTTGTCTAAACATCTTTCCGGATAACATTGACTTATTTATATCTAAAAGTATACTAAAGTCAATATGGGACTACCAAAGAAATTAACTGAGCAACAGATGAGATTTGCTCAAGAACTTATAACCAATGAAGGCAGAAAGACGGCAACACAATGTGCTATCGACGCTGGCTTCTCAAAAGAATCTGCAAGACAGTACGCAAGTAAATTACAAAATCCAAAAGCATATCCATTAGTAGTACAACACATAGGTGAACTTAGAGCAGAGTATCAAAAGAAATATGCAGTTACATTTGAAAGGCATATATCAGAGTTGGGTAAGATCAGACAGGAAGCTTTAAAGAAGGGAGCTTGGTCAGCAGCTGTAAACGCTGAGGTAGCAAGAGGTAAGGCAGCTGGTTTATACATTGAACAAAAAATTATTAGAACTGGTAAACTAGAAGATATGACAGCCGAAGAACTAGAAGCAAAAATGAAAAGGATTATGGAAGATTACTCTCCTATTTTAGAAGGTGTAACGGAAGAAGAAATGAAACAGAAGGTTAAAGAATCTAAAGAAACAACTGGTAAACTACCCCCACTTAAAAACGTAACTGAAGACTAAACAACTTTATTTTTATTAGGACCATTTTTTATTCTATACTTATGCGTCCCTGTACCATTAATATCTACTTCTTCTTTTAATACCTTATTAAGAAAGATTTCATTCCAACCATTCTTATAAGCTTCGTTAGGTGGTCTTGTTCTTCCATCATATTTTTTACCTTTTTCTCTGGTCATATTTTTATTCTCTCCATTTTAGATATTATACATTTTGGGAAAACATTTCTATCGGAAAATACAGCAGCTTCAGAATCATAAGAAGCAAACGTCCAAACACATTTACTATCTTTTGCAAACACATAAGCTTGTGTAATCATCTTTGCAGGTGTTAGAGATTTCATCTCAGCCGCATCTGCATGACCCGAATCCCCGCACGGATCTGCCCATACGATTTTATAGAAGTAATATTTTTTATTACCTATGGTTGCATGTTTGTATTTGCTTTTCTTCCTGATCATAATAACCCATAGTACATTTTTTTACCTAAATACACATTGGAAAAATCCTTTTTGCGCGCGCGCGTAGGGAAATCACTATGTATAAATTGTAACAACCTGTTACAATTGTAACACCATTGTAACAGACGTAAGTCATTGAATTTATTGACTATTTTGCCAATTGTAACATTGTAACAGTGTTTTGCATCTTTTTTTATTTTTAAAAAACATTTTAGGTAAATATACCTATATGGGTGACCCCAGGTGCCTGAAGCCAGATTCAGGACACAATTCTGCCATATTCTAGCCCTTATTGTCATAATCTTGCCACATTCTGCCATATTTATGCCTTATTCTTCCTTTGATTGTAATATTGGTCAACCTTCCTCAACCAGTCGTACTTGGCTTGTCTAAACTCTTCACCATCCCAACTAAACTCTTGGTAGTATCCTCCAGGTGTAATGACAAAGTTTACTCCTCTCGGTATGTGTTCGCCAAACATATCTTCAAACGCCAAAGCATAAGCGGCCAGCTGTAATCGGTATGTGTCGTGAAGCCATTCTTTTCTTTTTGGCTTGTTACTATTCTTATGATCACAGATACTAGGGACACCGGCATGAATACCCACTAAATCGGTTTGACCGGCAAATAAGCCCTTATACACTAATGTGGGTTCAACTCCCCAAATTTCCTGCAAACGGTCCTCTATGGCTCTCTCTATTAGAATATCGGCCATATTATGAGCCGTATTACCTAGCTCAGTCATATCTAAATGTCGTTCTCCTTTGATATATCCTTCTATGATTCTATGCATCACACTACCTCTATTGGCTGCAGCATCTCTAATCTTATCAGCTTCCTTAGCACCTACTCTATTCTTCCAATCCTGTAAGATTTGTTTCTCTCGATCAGACTTGGTGGCAGATAATATGGTTGTTACTGAGGGTAAAGCTTCGCCGTTAACAGAATAGATTCTTTGTCCATTTTGGGTCTGTCTACTACTGGTAGGGTATATAAAATCTCTAGTCTTCATTAAATCTCTCCTTTGCAAATTTGATAAATTTTTCAGCTACTTCTAATGTGATGTTGCCTTTTTCATTATTAGCTTTCCACGATACAAACATAATATTTTTTTTACTATAAGGCAAATGAGAGAAAATCCTGTCTCTAGATATATTAGTAAAAGATTGTTTATGCCTATTATTCGTGCCGCTAACCAATCCTCTGATTCGTGTCATTTCAAATCCGTAGTAAGGACATTTTCTTCCGTATATTTTCTGTTGATCTTCCCAACATTTAAAAAATTCTTCAAAGCTTTCAAATTCATTACCTGCTCTACTTTTTCTAATGCCGTTCCATAGCTCTTTAAAAAATCCTTTTTCGGAAGATTTGTATCTTATATCTTTTAGTCTTTTCTTTTCTCTATTATTATTTCTCCATTGATGGGATCTTTCATTTTCACATTTAATACATCTTGGATAAAGACCTCGAGTGGGATCTGTTTTACTTACCGGATAGAAAAAATCTGACGTCATGGGATAAGTTTTTTCACACTTCTTGCAAGTTTTTTCTGCGTTATTAGGATTAACGTATTTACGTCTAAGAGTTTTTATTTCTTCCATATCCAGTTCCCTGATGCCGGTTGCTCCATCTCTTACGCCAGGCAAAGCCGTTCATTCTACTACCTATCGATTCCATCCAGGATAAAGGTACGTCTACAAATTTTTTATATTTATATTTAAGATCATCTATTAAATCAGGTATGGTTTTAATCATAATCAGCTTCTCCTGACGTTAGATCGATCCAACTATATTTATAACATAATCTAGAAAGTAGATCCCATTTGCCTGTTTCTCGACATTTCTTAGCTATACATTTTATTCTAAATGTTAATGCGTCTTTTCTTTTCATTTTTTATTTCTCCCATAAGCCTAAAATACTATCTCGATATATATTCATAATATTTTGATGTTCTGAAAAAATCCTACCAACTTCATTAAAATTATATTTTTCCTGACTGTTAATTTTATTAAAAGATATATTAGCAGCTTCTTTTGCTTTTGTTATTATTTCATAGTTTAAATTCTTGAGAACTGAATTTTCCTCAAGTTTTTCTTCTATTTTTTCTTTTTTCATATCTTTTAAATTAAGATTTAAAAGACCTAACGCCTGGTTAAGTTCCTTCACTGTGGATTTACCTACATTAGGTAAACGTTTAAGAAATTGAGGTGACCATTTTGTAAGTTCACCAACAGTTGATATATCATTATTCTTTAAAGCATTTATAGCTCTAACAGATAATTCTAGTTCTTCTACGTTCTTGTCTAACACTTCTTTCATTTTTTTCTATCCTTTCGGTTCTGTATGTATTTTAATAGTTTACCTGCTTTTAATTCTTGAGCCCATCGTAGATAGCAGTCTTTCCACGAAGGTCTTTTGTGTGATCTCTCACAACAAAATTTAAAACGTTTATCTGCTGTAGCTTGTCTTTTTTCCAAACCTGCATAAATTTTACCCGCTGGATTATATTCATCCCATAAATTTAAATGCACAGCATTAGTATGAATAAATTTAACAAATCTTTTCATTGCATTTATTTTCAACATATTAGTCTTCATTTCTTTCTCTTTCTATGTCTACCCATATACCATTCACCAGGTTCATAATCCCAACGTTTACCGTGATGACCTCTGATATCTGCGTACCACATTCTAAGTCGCACTATAAATTTTATAACGTTTCTCACAGCGCTCCTTTGTTTCTAAATTGTTTGATTTGTTCTTCGATTTGTTTAGTTAGTTTTTTATTATCTACTCTTACCTCAAGAAGTTCTTCCGTTAATTTATCTACGTGTTGATGTAAGACTTTATTTTTAAACTCCAGTCTTTCAATAACAGCTTCTAAATCATTAGGACCTCTAGGTTGAGGGACGTCTGCATTTTGATATTCTTCATCCATTGTCATCGGTATAAATACTTTATTAGTCATTGCAGTTTTCCTTAGATATATTCACTTCACCTTTTTCTTTTAACCATACATAACTCCATTCAGAATTATTTGGCGTACACGCCTTACCAAACTGAACTTTATAACTACAATTTGTCAATAATAAGGCAGTCAGTATTATTGCTATTTTTTTCATTTTCTTTTTTCCTTTTGTTTATGTTTACGAAATAGTTCTAAAAAGGCTCTGTATGCAGCCCCTCCTTGATACTTAGAATCTTTATTAGATTGTTTTAAAGATTTTTCTTTATTCATTTGGCTTAGACTTTTTTGTTTCATCTTCTCCTTTTAATTGTTCATAAGCATGTTGCTTTATACTTTTTTTAGTTCTGCCTATGGTTAATGCATCAGCACCATTATAAGCTTTTATTGCTGGACTTTGTGATACTACAGCGCCACCTAAACTAGACATCATTAGTATTTCACTGCAACTTGTTAAAGTTAATAACATTATTATCAAAGCTATTTTCATCAAGTTCACCTTGTGATTTGCACATAGTGCATTGTGTGCATACATCTTCATCAGATCCGACTTGTTTTTTCACCGTGATGTATCCGTTTCCCATACATCTCGGACAAATTATCTTTTTCATCTTTCTCCTTAATTTTTTTTAACATTTTAGTACGAACATATTTTGGATTATACCCAGCAAGTTCACAGACTCTTTTAAAATCTAATCCATCATTGATAAACCAATTTTTAGCCATTTGTGAATCATTGTTAACGTACATATCAAAAGATTTAAATCTTAAAGCATCACATGCTGCAACAAGTAAAACAGAATTCCAAAGTTTTTGTTCTGGTATTTTATTTTGCTCAACCGTAATGGCTTCTAACCATTTATTTCCTTGTCTTGTTCTCGAGTTTGCCATTCATTTTTCTCACTTTCTCATTTATTAGTATATTAAGACATTGTGCTCTAGACACTATGGTGTCTTCAACAATAGCTTTTCTTATCTTATCTAGTTTTGCAGTGCTGTCATGTGAGAGCGCTACACTTTTATATCTAGTAATATCTGTCATTTTAATATAACCTTTCTTTGTTATCTATTATATAGGATAATATACAATAATTACAATAGAGGTCAAGTGAAATTTTTATTAGTTATAACCATATGCTCTAGCATATATCAAACCTGCATGCCCCCAGCAGAAATTTATCCTTTATATAATAACTATAACGACTGCACCACAGCGGGTTATTTAAACAGTCTTACTGTAACAAGAGAGCTTGGTCCTAAAAGAGTCGAAGCTGATCGCGTAACTGTTCATTTTGAGTGTCGCCAGATGCATGGTGCCTGAATTCTTTAACTAATTTATACCATTCTTCTTTATACTTAGTATTTTTTGTTTTATTCCAATTATTAGCGGCTTCATTTATCTTAAACATTATTTTTTTCATGTTGGTTCCTTTCCATTACAGACATAACCTACTACTCTTTTTTTGTTGTACATATAATAGTAATGATTAGTCATAAATGTTTTCTTTCTTTTCTCATATTGTACCACATTAGTATGCCACCAGCTGCCACAACTTTGTTGTATTTCAAAGCTATCTAACTTGATGTCTCCACCAAAAGTTAAATACATTAAAGTGATCATTATGGGTTTCATACTTTAGAATAATTCTAAACTACCTTCCCTGGCCTTTGTACTTCTTCCTGTGAGGTTTTCTTTTATTTAATCTTTTAGTGTGTACACCAGGACGTTTTTTAGGGGTTTGTTTGTGATAATTGCTTACTCCATATAAAGGTTTCTTTTTAGCCATCTTTTTCGTCTAATTCTTTTTCTTTTTGAATAAAATCTTTGTCTCTTTCATCAAGTTTTAAATACTTAATAGATCCATTTACATACTGTTTAGTCTCTTCACCACACATTGTACACTTATAATAATCTGTAACAATTGCAACGAGTAAAGTATCTTCATGGCAGTGCGGGCATTCACCGTGCACGGTATCGATGTATCCAATTTTTATTGTTTTCATCCCGTCCATGGTAAATATTTAACTGATCCGTCTTCTCTCCTAGCTTTAAGCCATTGATTTCTATTATCTTCTTTAGCATAACTACAATGTATCCATCCGGATGTAGGTTCTCCTTCACGGTAGAACTCAAGAATTCCCTGGTCTATATCTAAATTACTTTTTATCCAAATAGCTAGATCTAAATTATCTACGCCTGGTATTTCAAAGTCTGCTGCGGCTGCTCCATCATCTGCAACATGTTGACTATTAACACTGCTGCCGATTGCAATACATAATTCTGCACAACGAAATCCGCTAGATATAATTAATGGTTTGTCAAAATGAGAACGTATTGGTTGAAGCACATTTACTGCTAATGCTTTTATATTTTCTATTTGCTGTGGATTAGGATTATTATTAATACCTTTTCTCTCACTAACCTGTGATTTACAAAGCTCGTCTAAAGTTATGTTCGCCGTTAATTTCATGATTTAT